GTTGCCTATACCTATCAGCAGGACGGCCATGCCTTCTACGTGCTGAACTTCCCGACCGCCAACACGACGTGGGTGTATGACGTGGCGACCGGTGTCTGGCATGAGCGGGCTGGATGGGAGAACAATCAGTTTACGCGCCATCGTGGCCAGTGTCAGATGAATTTTAATAATGAAATCGTTATCGGCGATTATGTCGCGGGCGTTCTTTACGCTTACGACATGAACGTATACGTCGAGGCTAACACGATCCAGAAATGGCTTCGCTCATGGCGAGCGCTTCCTACCGGGCAAAACGATCTGAAACGCACGGCGCAGCACAGCCTTCAGCTAGACTGTGAGTCTGGCGTCGGGCTTGTGGACGGTCAAGGCAGCAATCCGCAGGTCATGTTGCGCTGGTCGGACGACGGCGGCCATACCTGGTCAAATGAGCATTGGAAATCAATGGGTTCGATTGGTCAATACGGCAAACGCGTCATCTGGCGGCGGCTTGGCATGACGACCAAAATACGTGATCGAGTATATGAAATATCCGGCACCGATCCGGTCAAGATCGCTATTATGGGCGCTGAACTAATCCTGAGCCCGACCAATGCCTGAAAACGTCTCTCAAATCCCGGCAGCTCGCGTCCCGATTACGGCCAACCTGATCTCGCGTGAATGGTATCGGTTTTTCTATAACTTGTTCGCCATTCTTGGCAGCGGGTCGCTTCGATATGGCGCTTTTCGGAGCGATGTTTCACAGCCATTGGTGGCTGCAAACGTCGCACAGGCAGTTACTTACAGCGCGACCGATCTTTCAAGAGGCGTATATATCGGCACACCCGCGTCTCGCCTATATGTAGACAGGCCGGGCGCATACAACTTTCAATTTTCTTTACAGTTGGTTAGCCGCAATCCCGCTAATAAATTTGTGTATATTTGGGCACGCGTGAATGGCACAGACATTCCTGATTCGGCCACCAAGATCACCATGCAGGGCAACAATGACGCCTATGTCGCCGCGTGGAATTTTGTGCTAAGAATGAATACAGGCGATTATTTCGAGCTTATGTGGTCGGGAAGTAACCCTAATCTGGAGATAGTAGCCGAAGCGGCTGCGCCGCCACATCCGGGAATACCTTCGGTCATTATGACCGTCTCGTGCAATATAGGTGAATAATGGCGGTCCTCACTCCTGCTCCCAAGATGCAATTCTTCGACATTAACGGTGATCCGTTGGTGGGCGGGAAGGTCTATACCTATGAGGCTGGCACGACAACGCCGCTGACAACCTACACAGATAACACAGGAAACTCGGTAAATCCTAATCCGGTTATCCTGAATGCTCGCGGCGAGGCCAGCATCTGGCTTGGTGCGGGCATTTACAAGTTCAGGCTGACCGACGCAAATGACGTTGAACTATGGACTGTCGATTATATAGCCGCGCCTATTTCTGGCGTTTCTCCGGCGCTGTCCGGCAATGTCGTTATTGACACAAATTCATCTAATCCTGCGTTAAAGATCACTCAAACCGGATTCGGGCTTGCGTTGCGCGTTCAGGACGCGACTGACCCTGACCTTACGCCGTTTGCGATTGATGCAAACGGTAATGTAGGCATAGGGACCGCCGCCCCGGTTAGCGCGTTCGAAATCGCTGCGCCAGGCGTCTTTACCGGCGCATGGGCGTATCTTCCGTCTGGCACGGCTATGATTTTTGCCCAGACGGCGGCTCCGACGGGCTGGACCAAATCCACGACGCACAACAATAAAGCGTTGCGCGTTGTGTCAGGCGCGGCCTCGTCAGGCGGCTCGGTCGCGTTTACAACAGCGTTCTCGGCTGCGCGTGGGCTTTCAGGCTCAACTGATGGGCACGCGCTCACAATTGCAGAAATGCCGGCGCATACACACGGACAGGAATCTATGGCCGTCGGTATTAATTTTGCTTCCGGCGCAGGCTACAACACAACTACAACTCAGACCGACAGCACAGGCGGCGGGGCGGCGCATTCACATACACTTGCAAGTGGCTCCGTTAATCTGGACGTTCAATACGTCGATGTCATCATCGCGGTGAAAGACTGATGGAACTGAAGAACGGCACATTCTGCCCGCTCATTAAGAAGGACTGCGTGCAATTAAAGTGCGCGTGGTTCACGATGTTGCGCGGGACAAACCCCAATACGGGCAAAGAGATAGACGAATGGATCTGCGCTGTGGCTGCGATGCCCATGCTCCAGATCGAGGTAGCCAAAGAAGTGCGGCAGGGCGCAGCAGCGACGGAATCGTTCCGTAACGAGGTCGTCTCTATAAGCCAGCCCGTCCACCACATGCGTTTGACCTAGTGAGGCACTGATGGCTATAGACCCTTTCACGATAGCAATGCTGGGAGGCACCGCAGCCAGCGTCGGCAGCGGAATCCTTGGCCAGCGCGCTGCCGGACAGGCTGCGGGGGCGCAGTCGAACGCTGCCATGATGTCGGCCATCATCCAGGCGCAGCAGGCCGAGGCCGCTCGACAGCAGCAGCAGCAAATGTTCGACAAGGCGGTCGAGCTTCAGGAGCCGTTCCGGCAGGGCGGCGTCGGGGCGACCAACCGGCTGGCGGACCTCTACGGCACGAGCGGCAGGACTGGCGCGGCTGGCTATGGCAGCTACGCCGAGATGCCGTCGATCAACCAGCTTCAGATGGACCCCGGCTATCAGTTCCGGTTCGAGCAGGGTATGCGCGGCGTAAATGCTTCTGCGGCAGCGCGGGCTGGACTCCAGTCCGGCGCCGCGCTGAAGGCCGCGACCGAGTTCGGTCAGGGCATGGGCACGCAGGAATACCAGAACGCCTACAACCGCTTCATGGCCAATCGTCAGCAGGCGTCTGAGGCCATGTCCGGTCTGGCCGGGCGCGGCGCGGGCGTAGCGCAGGGGCTGGGCCAGCAGGCTGTCAGCACCGGAGCCAATATGGCCAACACCATGCTGGCGGGCGGCCAAGCGCTTGGGCAGGGTCTGGAGAATGTGGGCCAGGCCAGAGCGTCTGGCTATATGGGCGGCGCGTCGGCGCTGTCGCAGGCGCTTCAGGCTCCGGCCCAGAACTATCTGGCCTACAGCATGATGAACCGCTTTGCGCCGCAGGGCGCGCAGTCTATCGGCGGTGCGCCGTTGGGCGGCGTCTTTGGTTCGCCGTTCCCGTCCAGCTACGCCACCACGATGTATGGGTGATTTGACATGCCGGTTCGCTACGACATCGCCGCACAGGTTCCGCAGGTTTCCGCCGGCCCGGACATCATGAACATGATGGCCCAGTATCAGGCTATGGGCTACCGCCAGCAGCAGAACGCGCTGGCGCAGATGCAGATGCAGGAATATCAGCGTCGATTGCAGGCTGAGCAGGCGCTTCGCGGGTTGTCGACTGGCGCGGGGTTTAACATTGCGGACCCGAGCCTTGTCGGCCGCACGTTTGCTATTGATCCTGACCAAGCTGTAAAAATCGCCAACCTTCAGCGTCAGCTTGAAGCTATGCAGGCTTCCACGGAAGCGCAACGCGCAGCCGCAGGCGAAGCATCTGCAAGAACGCAATTGGCTAGACGCGAGTTCGAAGAAATCAAGCTCCCCCGCGCCGGAATTGAGGCCGAAAAACTTGGCTTAGAACAACAGAAACTTGGCGCTGAGATTACACGCGAAGAACGGGCCGGTAAAAAACTAGAGTTTGAAATCAATAAGGAGGCGTTAGACCGCGACGCCAAAACCTTAGAAAAGCTAGAGAATGTCGGAGCCAAGGTTTTTAACACTGACGGCAAAGGGTATGACCAGTTTCGGCAGATGGCTATCAAAGAGCATCCCGAATTTGAGAGCATGCTGCCGGCGACTTACGATGCGGATACGCTTTCGGGCTTTATTGATAACGCGGCTAATACCCGCGAGAAGCTGAAGATGGCGTCGGAGTATGAATACCGCGAAATTACGGACGCAACCGGCGCAACTCGTGTGGTTGCCATTCCTAAACGCTCGCCGCAAGCAGGTGCTATTCCGGTTCCGGGCGCGGCGGGCGTAAAGCCGCCGGACTATAGCTTTATGCCCGGCCCGCCGGACACGGGGCTTGTCACGCGCACAAATTCGCGCACGGGAGAAGCCGAATTGATCACGCCGCGGCAACCCGCGGCTAATGTCATGGCCCCTGCGCTTCCGCCGGCCAACGGAATGGCGGCTCCGGCTCCGGCTCCGGCTCCGGCTCCGGCTCCGGCTCCGGCTCCGGCTCCGGCTCCGGCTCCGGCTCCGGCGCGCATGATTCCATCCGAAATTCGTCCTACGGCTGAAGCGCCCGTTGGCAGCGCCGCGTACAATAATAAGCGGTTTGCTACGGAAGTTTTGGACGCATCTGGTTTCAACTCTGAAACCGGAGAAGACCGCGTGAGCCAGCTCATCAAGGGCTCTACCAGCGGCGGTATGCAAGCTAAAGCAGCGGGCATCCGCGGCTTTTTTGGTGGCGCGTCTCCCGGTATGGAAAATATCGCAAAGTTGCAGACCATTAAAAACGATATTGTCCTCAAAAAATTAGCCGGTAAACTTGGGGCGGGCATTTCTGAGGGCGACCGTCAGTTTATCGAAAATTTGATGGGCGATATAGCTAACCCCGAGATACCGGCTAATCAGCGGTTGGCGGCGTGGAATCAGGTCAAAAGCATGATGATCAAATACGCCAATACCGGGCAGACTGGCGCGGCGCAATCCAGCGCAGCGGCGGGGCGTTCTTCTCTCGATGAGATATTCAAGTAATGGTTGACATCAAAGCCAAAGTTCAGACGGCGCGAGAAGCTGGGTATTCTGCCGACGAGATTCGGCAGTTTCTGTTTTCTCGACCGGAAGCCGAGAAAGCCCGGCAGGCCGGCTATTCCGACGAAGAAATTGCTGCGCACTTTGGCTTGACGTCAGGCGAGGGTATTCCCGGCCCCCGCATGGTTCAGTCACCACCGCAGCAGGCCGTGGAATATGTCGAGTCTATGCTCGGTAACATACCCGAAAGCACTCTGAAGTTTGCGCAGGGCCTTTACGAGACCGCAACCAGCCCGATTGAAACGGCCAAGGCGCTAGGCGCGGCGGCGCTTAGCCCTGTTGAGACGGCTAAAGCTATCGGGGGTTATGCGGCGCAGCGTTATGGTTCGCCGGCTGCGGCGTTGGAGACGTTGCGCACCGATCCAGTGGGGCTGTTAGCCGATATATCTACAGTCGCGGGCGGCGCTGGCGCTGCATTGCGCCGGCCCGGTCTGAGACAACTATCGCAGGCGGCGTCTCCGGTAAACGCATTGGCGGGCGCTGTTCAGGCGCCGTTTGCCGTGGCGGCGCCTGCGTATGAATTTACCCGGAACATGATGGCGCCGCGCTATGCCACATATCTGGAAGCTGTAGAGGGCCGCGGACCGCAGATCGTGCAGGCGCTGCGCAGTCCGCAGGCGCAGCTTGTCCCCGGTTCGGCTCCAACTGCGGCGCAGGCCGCCGTTCCTGTAGGATCGTCTCGTTTTGCGCAACTTGGCGCGAGCGCTGCCGAGGTGTTACCGACTGAATATATGGAGCGCGCGCAACAGCAAGCAGCGGCGCGGCTGGCTGATCTACGAACAGTTAGCCAGGACGAAGCTCGGCTTGAGGCGGCCAAGACCGCGCGCAAGACGGAAGCCGGCGCTCTTTATAAAGCGGCTGAACGCGGCGCCCCTATTGTAGAGACACCGGAGTTTGCAGAGCTTCTGTCTCGTCCTTCTATGGACAAAGCACTTGCGCGCGCGGCGGATCTGTCCGCTGAGCGCGGTCAGACGTTCCAGATCGGTAAAACTGCGCCCGCGCGTCAGGTTGAATCTGGCATTCTTGGCCCCGGCGGCGAGGCGCTGAAGAAGACTATCCCCGCGACGCAGGCAAAATATCCAGTAGCCAGTCTTCACAATCTGAAACTAGCTATGGACGATCTCATTCGTGACCCGGAACGATTTGGGATCGGCGCTTCTGAAGCAGCCGCCATAAGTCAAACTCGCGGAGAGTTCGTTAACCTTCTTAAAAAGAAGTCTCCTCTCTACGAAGCCGCGCGCGCCAAGTTTGCGGAAAAGTCTGGTCCGATCAACCGCATGGAGATTGGTCAATATCTGGAATCCAAACTGCTGTCTCCGCTTGATCAAGAAGCGCCGCAGCGGGCTGGCGTCTTTGCTACCGCCGTCGAACAAGCGCCGCAGACAATTCAGCGGGCGCTCTCTGGTGCGCCGCGCTATGAAAAACTGTCAGACGTCCTGACACCGGACGAGGTTCAGAAGGTAGAGCGTATTCGTGCCGACTTGGCGAGAGAGGCGCAGGCCGGTCGGATGGCGCGTGCTGCGGCGCAGGTAGGGCCTGAAGCGGGTAAAGCTATCCAGCTACCGAAAGCCAACCTTATGGACCGCGTTTTCAACGTGGCAAATAAGGTGGTCAGTTCTTTGGAACGGAAGATCGACCGTCGGCTGGCTATACAAATTGCTACCGAGATGCTTGACCCGCAACAGGCGGCGCAAGTTATCGAAGATGCGATTAAATACGCGGAGAAGACCAAGACCGTCAGCGGAAAAATTCGCAAGGCTGGCGAACCGCTCAAAAAAGACATCAAGAAATACTCCCCCGAGATCACTGCCGCTGTCACGCTCCAAAACGCGCTGGCGGAAGGCAAGAACAGAAACGCGATGGCCCGATGACAAAGCTCAACGCAACCTCCATCAGCCGCCTGCGCGGCGTAGACGCTGACCTGATCGCCTTGGCGAAGAAGGCCCGTGAGATCAGCCCGATTCCGTTTGAGATCACTGAGGGTTTGCGGACGAAGGAGCGGCAGCGCTACCTCGTCAAGACCGGCAAGAGCCGCACGATGAACAGCTACCACCTCCGCGGTAAGGCGATGGACTTCGTCGCCATGCCGGGCGGCAAGGTGTCGTGGGATCTGAAAGACTACAAGACCATCGTGGAGAAGGCGTTCAAGCCGGCGGCCAAGGCGCTGGGGCTTACGGATCGAATTGTGTATGGCGTCTATTGGAAATCAATCGTGGATGGTCCTCACATAGAAATTCACGATTGATTTTTCCACGTCACATTGTTCCGTATTCTGCGAACGCAGTCTACGGAACAACCGTAGATAAGGGAGAGTTCTTTGGCTGTCTTGTCTGACGCTTTTATTTGCCGAACTGTCTCAGCAGTTACTCGCGTAAACCGCTCTCTTTTATCTGATTCGGTCCCTGTACCGCGTTTCAAAACATACCGCGCGTGCGCTAAATTTTCCCTCCTGTTAACCCACTCAAGATTGTCAACATGATTGTTTTTTCTATCGCCGTCTTTGTGGTTTACTTCCGGCAAACCATTAGGGTTTGGAATGAAAACCTGCGCTATAAGTCGGTGAACGTATTTATTTGTTTTCTTTCTGTCCTTAGCCAATTTTACGCAGAGATAGCCAGCGCTATGGTTAAACGGCCGTATTTCTTGCGACGGCACCGTTCGAATTTGTTTTCCAAATTGCCGTTCGCGGCTTTTGGAGCGTACGCGCCCATCTTTGGACGCTTCGTAATCAGGGAATATGTCTATTGTCTGCCACATGGGGAACCTTCTAGCAAGGTTCTCTCCGTGATACAAGCGTAAACATGATACAGGAAACCATCCGCTTTCTGATCTGGTCCACGATGTTCTCGCTGCTGCTCTGGGGCGCGGCGCTGCTCACGGGCTGCTCGGTCGAGGGTGCAGGATTCGAGAACTCTGGCCGACTACGCCAGAAAGTGGTATGCAAACAGACAAGACCGAACTTCACGGAGTGCCGAAATGTTGACTAACTGGATGACCACGATCCCCGGAATCCTCGCGCTGCTCACGGTTCTGTGGAACGCCTGGCAGACGAAGTCGGTTAACTGGGAAGATCTTCAGGGCGCGCTGGTCGCCGTCGGGCTGATCGCGGCAAAGGACTGGAACGTGACCGGCGGGACGCGGTGATCCTTGCCATCCTCTCCGTTGTCAGCGGCCTGTTTTCGGTCGCTGGCAAGATCTTCGAGTGGCTGTATGCCGTAAAGATGGTGGACGCGGGCCGTGTTCAGGAACGACTTGACGCTCTCAACAATCAGGTCCGCGACGCCCAGATCGCTGTGGCGGCTCGCGAGGCTGTGCGCGCTGCTACCATTCGTGACGGCGTGTCAATCGACGAGCGAGACCCGTTTCTCCGCGACTGACTTCTGTACAACGGCCCGCGCTATATATTATAGTAGGCACGACACGAAGCCGACGATTGCCCAGATCAAGGAACACAACGCGGTCGGAATTGCACTTAAATGCGGGTGGGTCAAATGAAGCAGGAGAGCCTTTCAGATTTCTTTTCGGCTCTCTTTGAGACCACCAACGAGAAGATCACCGCGCTGATATCAGGCGCCGCCATCCTCTCCCCCGCCTTCGACCTTACCAACTCGTCCGAGACCGCCCGGCTCTGGCTGCCGATCCTTGGCTGCATATGGCTCGCCAGCCAGATCATCATCAAATGGTGGGCGCACCTTCGTCGCGAGGATTGATCGCAGCCTCGCGTTTTCTTCGCGCAGTTGGGTGACTTCTTCATCCTTTATCCCTTGAGCAGCGGCCGCAGCATCAAGGCCAGCCCCTATCATCGGCG